TGAATCCAATATATTTCCAGTGACAGTCCCTGCTAATTCTCTGTTTCTGAACCAATGGCCAATTAATAAGCGAATACACTGTTTGATCCCATCTGGTACATCTTCTGGAGCTCCGTACCCGCAAGTAAAGCTGATCTCTACAGGCTGTGGATGATTAGCGAGAACTGCCGGCCAATTGTTTCGGGGCCGAACTTCACCCACTATTGCAGCTGATACAAAAAACTGATCATTAGCCAGCTGCTGGATAGCATCATTCGTGTCTGTGTATTTAATCGCTTCAACACTTAACAAATTAGGAGCTAGCTCTATACAAGGTAGAAACTTACCCACATATTTTTGCTCTTGGGTAATCAATTTGCGACCGGTGTATTGCTCGCAAAAGTCGACAGCGGACAGAATAAGACCTTCGATAAATGCATCTTCATCAGTCAAATCTATATCAACCTGACATTGAACTTTTGCTTCAGCGAGCGTGATTGGCTCCTCGCTCGCTGGATTTACCGAAATAATAGGCATCGTTAAACAGGCTCTTTTTCAGTTTTTGGAGCTTCACCAGGTAGAACTGCAGCACCCTTTTCAATCATCTCGGTGGCAAGACCTTTTGAGAATGAAGCAATATCGCCTCTGCTATAGCGCTTATAGGGACCAACAAACTCAACTTGCACTAGCTTATTGTCATCTGCAGTCGATAGCTTAGGCGATATCGTACCTTTCGACTTATCATTCGAAGTAGCACTTGGTCCTGCATCGTCCTTGAGCTCAATTTCTTGAATATTCTTCTGTTCGGTTTCTGATAATTTATTCACAGGATCATCAGTCAGCTTCTGATCGTTTTCGCTAGCAGTCACAATGGTTCCATCATTAAGAGCTGTGCTAGCCTCAGTATTTAACTCCTTCTGACCGGCGTTACCTTGCTGCTGTTTCTTTAATCGTTCTGCCGCCGCTTTCGCGCTATTTTTAGACATAAGTATTTCCTCTAAAAAAATGTACTACCGCCGTGACGGTAGTGCTTAAATTGAAACTCTAAATTTGAGGGTTTACCAAGTAACACCTGTACCCAGCACTAACCCTTCCACATGCCTAAAGCCGATATCGTGCTCCATAACCACACGGATCAACGACTGATTTCGTGCAAAAGCTGAAACCATGTTGTTGCCTGAGTCGATATAGGTCGCTTCTTTGGAGAAATCTATACTCATCTGCTCGCCTTCACCAATGACCACATCATTGAAATCAGCAAAGTAGATTTCAGTATCGCTACCAGTACCTAGGTTGGTAGGAATAGTGGTGGTAAATTCGACAGGCCAACCTTTAAGATTGCGTTTCCCGACTGGTAGTGACAATTCTGGATAGACCTTGTTGCCGTTACCGTCTCGCATACCCGCAAGCTTCATGTAAGTTCGAGGAGATAAACCCCAACCAGGCTTTATTAGCAAACTATCACTTTCCATTAATTTCAGAATCAGAGAGTCTAAAAATGCGTCAATTGTTGCTAGGTCTGCAGTACCACTCCAAGGAACCGTTCTGCCCGCAGTTGTTGCTGCAGCTTTGAATCCTAGTGGTGTGTTACTAGTACCGTCATCACGAAGGAAAGCTTTGTCCTCCCGGGCCGCCATTGAGTTAACCATGTCATTCAACACTAGTTCCTCAATGTTACGCCCGGCTCTACCAATCAATTGATTCGACATCGGTACCAGAGTAATCATGCTTTTAGCAGACAGCTTCACATCACCAAACTGAGATTCTGTCGCCTTAACATCCACTCCTTCGCCAACATAACCAGAGGAGGCACCTGAGCTCATGCTTGGCATGCTTAAATTGCCATTGGGTAATGGAATAGACACTGCGCCCAAACGTCGAACAATCGTTTTGGGGCGCAATAAATCAATAGTTTCATCGAGTGTGTTTTGTGGAATCAATGCGGCACCTGAACCGCCGCTTGTCTCTATCGCCATAGAAACACCTGAGTCATTAAGCTCTTGCTTAGCAAACTTTGCTGACAGGCCAAGGTCACCGCCACCAGCTGCAATTGCCATTACTGTACGAGCTACACTGGACCCTGCGTATTGCTCAGCAGGCGCTTTTATGTGTACTGCTGCTGACTCACCAGCAAAAGCAGTGACAGGCTGAGCCACTGATGCGGCCATCTGCTCTGCTTTCTCTAAGCGCTGCAAGCTAGCTGTCATCGAGTCAATTTCACTAGAGAGCTTTTCAAACTGCTCAACCTCTTCAGCTGTAATTTTCCCTTCAGCTTCTTTAGTAGCTAACAATTGGATTTGAGCGTTCACTTCAGCACGCTTGCGACGGATTTCTTCAAGATTCATAAATTCACCTTTAGTGATCAATTAACAGACATAAAAAAGCGGCTTCCTAGAATTAGAAAACCGCAATGGGGGAGCTCCGCCGCATGGCTAGAGCCGGTTGAAATTTGTTTTAGACATTAAGCAGAAACCTCCAAGTCAATAACTTTTGCCCTAATACCAATTGAGGAAATTTGTTCCATTGCTTGATAGGGAGCAGCTAAAGTGTCTACCGCTTCTTGAGCAGGGGCTATTTCATCAATAAAACCGACTGCTAGAGCTTGGTCAGCGGAATAAAGTTTCGCCTGAGTATCAATAACAACCTGCTCTGCAAGATTCCGATATTTAGCAACCGAGGATATAAACTGCTTATAAGATGTGTCTAAACGCCCATCTATTTCAGCGGCGGCTTCTTCGGTTAACGGCTCATGTTCGCTTGCATCATTCTTACGGGCGCCTCGATAGAAAGTGTTGTACTTAATTCCTACCCCCTCTTCCCAAGCACTAACTTCGTACGTTTCCATGATTACGCCTACCGAACCAACACCACCGGTTGGACTGCAAATGATTTTGCTGCACGCAGCCGCAATAAAATATCCAGCGGAGTAAGCAGCAAAGTTAACAACTGCGGTGATCGTTTTAATACTTCTAGACTTATAGATAAAATCCGCAAACTCCATGCAACCCATTGCCATGCCACCTCCTGTGTGGAGATCCAACACAATTTCTTCGACACCTGGGTTATTTAACGCTGCGCTGACTTGCACTCGTAAGCGCTCGTAACTGACCAGCTCGGAACAAGAATTATCAATGGTCCCGCGGCGTGAAACCAAAACGCCATGAATAGGGATAATTGCAATTTTATTACTAATACTCATATGCTTTAGCTCATGCTCTTCAGCAGATGAGCTAAGCATGCTAGCTCCCAAATCCAGTAGCTTATTCGAATCTAATTTCTCACCCGTTAGTCGTGGCATTAAAACCGCTTTAACTGATGAAATAACTTCTTGAGTTGCATATAACGGTGTGTTGAAAACCATCGCGGCAACATGTGGGTAGTTAATCATTACGCCTGACATAAAATTTCCTCAATGGCTTTAAGCTGCTGTGGTGTTGCATCAGTATTTTTCTGCATCGTGCTTGAATCAGTCATATTCAATGGCGTTAAGTATTTTTCACCCCCTGCTATAGGCGGCATATTTTCCATTCGACGAATATCGTTGACAGATAAAAAACCCCACTGCCGACCAATGGCATAAGACTCATAACGGGACTTTTGATCTCCTCGCATCAAACTAGAGACGTTAAATTCAATATATAAATCTTTACGTTCTTCCGGCAACAACAGGTCCCGCATCATTGCTGCCTCTCGACGTTTAAGCCAAGGCAGCACAGTGTTTGTTACGAACTGCAGCCCCTGATGCTCTATATTATTAAAGGATGCTTTATCAAGATGCTGAACCATGTGAGGTGGAATTTTGAATAGCCTACATATATCTACTACATTGAAATTACGACTTTGAATAAGCTGGGCTTTTTCGTTGTCCATAGACAATTGCTTGTATTGCATGCCCTCTTGCAACATTCCAACCGAGAACAGGTTAGCCAAGCCGCTATTGCGCTCAGCGAACTTTGATAATATCCGATCGATACCTTCTTGAGTTTTTATTGTTCCAGCTGTGTGAGGTCTCTCAATCACACCACTCATTGTGGTTCCGCGAGAAAACACTGCAGAAGCATGCTCTTCTGTTGCCAACGCCAAGCCAATCACGTCTTTGTTAGTTTGTAGAGGCGACTGACCTAAATAGCCATCAAATGAAAATGCTTTTACATGGTGAACCATACGCATTGGCAGTACTCCATCAATGCCCTGAATGTCGTAGTAAGGAAGTAGATCAGGTCCCTTTAATACTCTTACCTTCTGAGGGTTTATGTGAAAAAGCTCTGTAACAAATCCTGCTCCGTTTCGCTCAATCAGAGAAAAATCATTGCCTTCAGTTGCTAGTGCTCCCTGCCCCTGTTCGTAAAACTCAAATGCCGTGTCCTTACGGTTAGGTTGATACTTAATCACATCGTATAAAGAATGATTCGTGGCTTTCTCTCTTCCGCCATCTTTAGTACGGCGATAGAGTTCACAAGGTAATTGCGCCACTGATTCTGCTAACAAAGTTACACAGGCATGAAACGCGGCATTAGCCATAGCAGTTTCTTTAGTGACTAATGTCCCCGCCCTAGATGTACCGCCAGACATTGAGCTAATCCACTGCGAAAAATCTTGTGAACTTGGTCTTGCTCCAATATTGAAAAGTTGTGGAAAAAACATTATTTCTCCCTGCCTGGTGCTTGATCAACCGGCTGGCTAGAACAAGAAGCAACCATGTAAGACCACCATAAAAGAAACAACCCACACACTATGAATCCTGCTGGCTCATAGATAGACCAAGCGCCAAAAGAAATCGCAGCCAAGCCGATCAATCCAATTACAAAAACTATAATATTCATTAACAAGCCACATCCGTAGAGTCATAGATTGATTCTTTATCGCTATCAGGTTCGGCTTCCCGTAGCATCCAGCGGCCAATGGCCATAATCAGCGCGACCGCGCCATCTATTTTATTGTTGTTGCCTTCCTTCACAGGTCGTACAACGTCATCATTACCAGGTAAAAATTTACCGACCACATTTGAAACACACCAAGTCATGATGGGGTGCCCATCATGATGAAAGCGGCCTGAATTAATTGCGGCTTCCAGCTCTTTCATGGGGTCACTTAAGTTGGTGTAATTTTGGGTAATGGTTACTGGCTCAAGTCCTTCATCCATCAGATGATGGGATAAGTTAGTAGCCCCATGCGGGTCAATACCAGTGCAAACAACAGGCGAAATAAACTCTGTATCTTTGGCTTCTGCTAGTATTTCTCGGTAATCAATTTCGGCACCATCAGTAGGTATTAAATATTCAGAGTTAACCCAGCCTTGATACCTATCTGACAGACGTTTGTTGTCGTCATCAAAAACAGTGTCCTCTGGTACCCAAAAGCACGGAGCTACGCAGTAATAATGCAACTTGCCTTCTATCTGCTTCGAATAAACACGCGGCATACTGTTCATATCAAGCTTTCTCGCTAGATCCATGCCTAAGATACATTCTTTCCCTTGAAAGTGTTCCAGTGCTAAATCGAGATCTTCGCACAACTTCCACTTTTCCATATTGAAGAAAGCAGTTTTACTTTGTACCCAGATGTTTAAATGCTTAGTTTTGAATGCGTTGACATGTCTGGCATTTTTTATGGCCCGCTGTTGCTGGCTAATCAAGTAATCTTCTTTGACTGATATACCCATGTTCGGGTTTGCTTTCCGCAATGCTTCTACAGTAGTCCAGTCATCGCCTTCATCAATCGTATAGATAATGCCAAACAGCTCGTCATCGGGGGTCGTGCCTTCCAACATCTCAACAACTCTGGAGCGCTGTTCGAAGCAAGGTCCTGCGATATCTGACCCTGCAGTCGTGATAGCCCAAATAAGACCTTGCTCCCGCGCACCCATGCCTGAGATCATCGTTTCATACAAAGCATTATCTAGGTGTTCATGATACTCATCGACAACAGCATAGGAGGGGGAAGAGCCGTCACCAGGGTCGCCAATTAAAGGTTCAAACCTTGAATCATCCCGCTGAATATTTAAATTCTTAGCATTAACTTCGATGCCAAAATGCGAAACCAATTCAGGTGTTTTTAAACACATGCGCCTAGCGGGTCTGAACACTTCCCAAGCTTGCTTTTCTGTTGTTGCCCCTGAATAAACTTCAGCACCTGACTCTCCATCGGCAGCAAACATATAGATCGCTGACCCGGCGCCAATGACTGATTTTCCATTCTTTCTTGGTATTTCAGAATACGCTTCACGAAAGCGACGGTACCCGTCTTTTTTTCTTCTCCAACCATACACACAAGCAAATTGAAAACACTGCCACGGCTCAAGCTTCAGCTTAAGGTTCAACGATGCCCATTTTCCTTTCGTGTGAGGTAGTTTTTCTATAAAGCGGCAGACCCGCTCTGCGTGATCCCGACTAAATTTATAGGGGTAATTCTTTGATTTACTTTTATCTAGGTCATCAATATGCCGCTGACAAACTAATACCACATAACGACATTCAATTATTTTTCCGGCTACAACGTCTCGCGCATATTTGTTTGCAGCGTTAACGCTCGGATAGCTGGCCATGATTTAGAATTCCCCAAAAGCGTTTCCTTTATCTCCTCCGTTGCCACCC